TGGGCCGCCCCTTCGCTGTTTCCCACGATGAGCCGAAGGCCGACCAGTAGCCGAAGCTGCTGCGCGGGCGCCAGGTGCGCGGCACCGCGGGGATGCTGGCGTCGAGCGCGGCAGTGGACGTGATTTCCAGCGGAACGGTGCTGTTGTCGAGCTTGGCGCGTTCGAAGTGCAGGATTCGCCCGTCAAGAGCGTAGGACGCAGTCAGGGCCTTGACGGTGATTTCGCAGATCGCGGCGGTGGTTGTGTCGCGAATAAGGCGTGCGCGATCGCACGCCTCGCTGATCGCGTCGTCCAGGTAGCGCTGAACGTCAGCTTCGGTCCAGAGAAAGGGCTCTTTCTCGTCGCCGACGTCGCTCCTGAATGCTTCGATCAGTTCGCCGCGATTCATGCTTCGTCAAGCGACAAGCGCTTTCGTTGCCGCCCAGGCTGAGTCGCGCTGCCCGGTGGTGATGGTGAAACCGACAACCTTGGCCAGCGCATCGATCTGCGGACGGCCGTCGGCCATGAACGTGCCCGGAACATTCGCCTCGAGCATCCGCTTGATCGCCTCCACGATGACATCTTCATTGCTGGTTGGACGAACGACCTTGGTAAGCACCGGAATTTCTGCGTCGCAGGGGATGCAACCCCGTTTCATCGCCTGCTCAATGAACATGGGCGGTACGTCGGTTGGTTCCCTGTGGACGACAAAGGTGTGGCCGCTGGTCAAGCCGATGTGGACATGCTCGTGGCTGCTCGGTGCTCGAAATTTCATGGAATGAGGCTCCGTTGGGTGGGTTGAATTGAACGCCCGGGCACTCTAAGCCCCGGGCGCGCAATTCTTGCACCGATCAACCGGCCGGATGCGTGCCTCGCGCCTTGATGTAGTAGTGCAGCGTGAGTCGAGCAACGCCAGCCGTGGCCGCGCCGCCGACATAGGTCGGAAGCAAGTTCAGCAGCTTCTGCGCCGACGTGACGGTGAATCCGGTCAAGGTCAGCGCCGTGCGGCCGAGCGCTTTCAGGTCGACGGCCGAGGCGTAGCGGTTGGTCGTGGTCACGTCGCCCACGGCCAGGGCCGCTGACGTGCCGGTGTTCCAGACCGTCGTGACAACGATGTCGCCACCGGCGACGATCGCGTTGGGCGGAAGGTCCATTGCCGCAACGGCAACCGCAGTGGTGGCGATGTCAGCGAACGTGAAATCGACCGTTGCGACGATCAAGTCCTGACGTTCGGCAGGCTTTCTGAGTGCCATGGTGAAATCCTTTCAGGTGTCAGGGGTTGATTACGGCAGGAACGTGTCGACTGTCACCACGCCGAAGTCCTGTGCGGACCCGTCGTAGATCGAGAAGAACACGGGCTTCAGGAGGCCGAACATCTTGTCGACGTTGATGCCGGTCTGGCTGTCGTACTGGAACTTCTTCTCGACCCAGTCCGGCGTGCCGATGTCGGCCATGCCCATGGCCTGCGCGCCACAGAGCAGCGAGCGCGTGCCATCGATGTTCGAGCCCGCGCCCCACTTCGCGCCGCCAGCCGCGCCCTTGGTGTTGTAGACCAGACGGTGCTCGTGGATGACCAGGCCGTCGATCGTGACCGTGCCGCCGGTGAACCATGGCGAATCGGTGCCGCTCTTGGTGGCCACGCCAACCACGGCGCGCTGGTAGTCCGCGTCCTTCTTGAGCGATGCCAGCGTGCGCGGGTCGCAGAAGAACAGGTAATACTCCTTGCCGCCGGACATCAGGCCCTTGATGTAATGCGACTTGGCGTAGGCCACGAGGTCCACGATGGCCTTGTACGAAAGCACGTAGGCCGAGGTGACGTTGGCGGTGACGGAAACCTCGAGCGCCGTGCCGTTGTAGGCCAGCGAGCGCAGGTTCGAGGGGGCTGTCACGTCCGCGGCGAAGGTCAGGTTCGGGAATGCCGAGCCGGTGCGCGGAGCGCTGTTGTTCTTGAACGTGTAGGCGATGCCCGACAGGGTCAGGAAGGCCAACTGGTCGACGCGGTTTGCGAGCCAGTATGCGAGACGGCTTCGCGCGTTGTTGCGGAAGTTGATGACCGTCTTCTGTTCTTCCATCTTGCCCTTGGAAATCACGCCGTGGGAGATGAGGTCGAGCTGGATGGTCTGCTCGTAGTTCTGCATCGCCTCCTCGCGGCCTTCGCGTTCGTTGTCCCCAACGACGCCATCTTCGACCAGGTCGGCAACCAGTTGCATGACGCACTTGGCGCCCTTTTCGTCAGCGGTCAACTCGGTGACCATCTGAATCATGGATTCCTCGCCGCCCGTGAATTTCTTCACGAACATCATGTCGCGCGCGGCACTCCAGGTGCGGCGGGACCAAACGAGCTTCTGGACGGCGTTCAGTTCGCTGAATGCGGTGAACATAGCTTGGCGCTCCTATACGGCAGATCAAAACATGGGGAATGCTTTGAGCCGTATCGCCGCTCTGCCGCGAGGCACACAGAATGGGGAGGCTCTGCGAGGGCCTGCTGGGGTTATCGCACCCTAGCTGAGCGAGGCACGCACCTTTTGGGCGGAATGTGCGAATCCGTTGGCGTGGACTATAGCACCGCCGAAACGCTCAGGTGCTTCCGTCGAGTTTTTGCAGTTCCGCTGCAGGCAAGGCATTCAGTTCCGCATCGGTCATGGTGCGCGGGTCCAGGCGCACGCCGGCAGCACCGCGATTGCCTACTCCACCGACGAGATCGGGCGGCTGACTGGCCAGCGCCGCGGCGTTGCGTCGGCGCGCTTCAACCAGCCGCAGCGCGGGCGTGTTTGGGGCCGGAGTCTTGGGGTCTTTGACTTCGGGCAGTGGGGCATCGAAGCCAAAGAGCTTGGCCGTGGCATCGGATGCGGCGCGCAGCGCGGCGCCCCACGGCTGGCCTTGGTCGATGAGTTGATCGCGCTTGCCTCTGCAAAAGAGCATCGCGTCCGCGTTGGCGGCCTCGCTTTTCGCGTCGAGCTGCGGGTACAGGAGGACGACATCCTTGACGGCCTGCGCCAGTTCGGTTTCCTGGGTTGCCTGGACCTGGGCCTGCTGATCCTGCCGCATCGCGGCGATCGCGTTCTTGGTGGCGGTTTCCAGAATGTGGGCGTTGATCGTCTTGGAAATCTGCAGCGCGGCGGCGTCATCGCCACTGGCAAGCGCCGCCAGGCGCTCTGTCTCGGCCTTGTCCAGGTCGAATGGCGGCACTTCCGGTACGACAGGCTTCGCAACCGCGGCCGCGGCGATGCGCAGTGTCTCGTTCTCAACCTCGAGCTCTCGCGACCGTGCATAGACCGCGTCGAGGCGCTGCTTGGGCACCATGATCCCGGACTGGCGGGCCGTGGGGTCTGCGTGCAGGTCTGGCAGCGGCGGCGTCTCGGGCGCGGCAACCTGTTTCAGGGCGACTTGGCGCGCGGCCTCGGCTGCCGCGAGCTGCTCGGGCGTGTCGGGTGTGCTGCCGTCGTCCTCGTCATCGGTCTGGGCCACCTGCAGGGCAGGCGTGGTCGTGTCGATGATTTCGTCCGCGTCTTCGAGTGGGTTCGGTTGTGCTGTTGCCATGGATCAGTTCCTTTTGTTGTGGAGTCAGTACGGGTCGCCCTTGTCCTTCTTGTCGGCGCCGCCTTCGGGGGGCTCGGTGTCGAATGCCTGTTCGATTTCCTCGGCCTCCTGCTCGGCGCACTTCTTCGCCTTCGCATAGCGTTTGGGGTCGTTCTTGATGCACTGGGCATCGACAAGGGTGCGCATGTCTCGTTTGGCCTCCCAATCGTCGGGTCCGTAGCCTACTACTGCGCTGGATTTCGACATCGTGTTCTCCTCAAGGTGGTTACCGCGGCACTCCGGCGGCAGGATCGAACGCTTCAATCCCGTTCATGGCGCCCACGTCAGGGTTGGCGGGGAAGTTCGGGTGTGTATTATTTGGCAGAAGTGCGGGCTGAGCGCCAGGCGGCGGGTTCGGCACGATCGGCGGTGCGTTGGCGTCCTGGAAACCGGCCGAAAGTAGCAGCGCATCGGCCAGCGGGGCAACGGTGGGCACGGTGGCGATCTGGTTGGCGGCCTGGGTGGCGCTGAACATCGCTTCGACCATCTTCGAAACTGCATCGGCGACGGTTTTCTGCGCCTGCGCGACAAGGAGGTTCTTTTCCGCCTCTTGCAGCGGGTCCGCGGTCTGCGCATTCGCCGCCATCTCCTCGATAACCTCGGGCTTGTGGTTCAAATTGGAGGACTGCACCACAACAGCGTCCGGGATCGCGATTCCCTTCTCGCGCATCGTGATTGCCTGCTCGAACTGGCCAGAATCCAGCGTCACGGAAACCGGCTGCTCTTGCACATCAACGTCGTACTCGCCTTCGGTGAGGTCGTTGGAGAAAGTCCCGGTGTTTTCGTCCCACTGGTTGACTGTGATCGGCTTTTCGACCATTTTCCCGGTCTTGAAGTCGAGTTCGGTGATGCGATAAACGCGCTCCTCGGTAATGAACTGCTGCATGCGGTCGTGAAGCACCTCGGCGAGCATGTGGCGCGTGCGCCCCAGGTTGTCGATCGGCACTGCGATCTGTTGCTGGGCGGCGAATTGCTGGGTTTGGCGCGCAATGCCGCTGGTGTCCATGCCGTCCATGCCGCGCATCGCGTCGGGCACCGTTACGCTCTTGAGCGCGTTGGTCACGAGCTCGATGTAGCGGTCGACGCCCTCTGGAACGCGGTTTGGCTGGATTTTCTCTGGCGCCTTGGAGCCCTTCTTGTAGACGATGTCGAAGCCCGTCATCGCCGACTGCTGCTTGAACTGCTCGTCGGTCATGTTGTGCAGCGAATCCGCCTCTCGGGTCCACCCACTGTTCGCAACCGAACCGAGGATGTGCTGCATCGAGGAGAAAGCCTTGTTGCGCGCGGTCTGCGGCCCGATCGCGTTGTCCACCAGGCCGATGGTCTGCCCGCGCCGGAAGAATGCGAAGAATGGAACGATCGTGAACTGGTTGAACGGGCTCCAATCGTTGTGCAGCGTCACGTTGCACGTCGCGGCAACCCACTTCACCCGGCGTTGGCGGCTCTGTATCAACTTGGCGCCCATTGCCAACTGCTGATCGAGCACGACCGCAGAGAGATTCTCTGCCATGCGCATATCTCCAGTCGCTGGGTAGTACAAGGTCTTGAAATTCTGCGTCACCCAGCGCTGCTGCTCGACGATGCGCGCGCGGGTCAGGCGCCCATCCGAGTAGTACGAATCGAAGAACTGCCCGAACTTCGGGCGCCGCGCGCCGGTGTCGTCGTACTCTCCGAAGTCGGAGTCTTGTGGGCGTGCCGCGAAGGCTTCGTTCGCGATTTCCTGGCCGTAGGACTGTTCGATTTCGTCCTGGGTCAGCCAGCGCGTGGTTATCACGTCAGCCCAGCCCTTGGGTTCGTAGGTCTTTGCGTCAGGGTCGGGGATGACGTCCAGTGGATCGGGGACAGTAATTGAGATGTCGCCCTGCATGTTTCTGTCGAACTTCATGCGAACGTCGAAGTAACCGCGCTGCTGGATCATGCCGTCGGAGAACACTTCGCTCTCAAGCCAGTGCAGGTGCTGTGACGTCGCGATCTGGTTGATGACCTTGGAACGGATGTCCGCCTGCACCTGGTCCGATCGGCCCCCGCGCGGCCGGAACTGGATGTCCATGCGGTTCTTGATCTGGTGCCCGAGGGCGGAATTCACGCTCGGCAGGATGTCGTTGAATTCGTAGGGCGTGCGTTTTTGCACGATAAGCCCCGCGGCCTCGTTCTCGTCCCACTGCAAGCCGCCACCCAGGTACATGCGCTCGCACATCTGGGCCCGCATGGTGTACTCGCGGTGGCCGCGCTGCACGCAGTAGTTGTAGCGATTCCACAGTTCTTCGGCGACTGGGTATGTGCCCATCGGTGATTTGGTCATGGATTACGTCCCCAAAGCAGTCTGAGTGGCGATGTTTTGGCCGAGTCGAGTGCGCCAACTCACGGGCGGCGGAGGTTGGTCGATTGTCGGCTGCTCGTAGCACACGCACATCAAGCCGAACGCGTCGGACCCATGCGACGACCAGTCGTGTTCTGGGCCCAGTCCGATGTTGCGTGTTTCGTCCTTTTTCTCGTGATACCACCCAAGCGCATCCAGTCCGGGCTGCGTGGTGGCCGCATTGAACCACATAGACGGAAAGAGACGACGCGCGGCCTCGATGCGAGCCCGCGCTGCGCCGGCTCCCTGGTTTTCGATCACGGTCACGTCGAACAGGGCGGCGCGCAGCGCGCTCGCGTAGGTCACTTTGTAGACCTTGTCGCCAGCATCGCCATCGTGCGGAAGCCAGATTTTCGCCGCGCCATATCCGTTCTCGCGCAACCAGTTCACGTGCGACGCCAGCGGCTGGCCGACCTCCTCGTGGTAGTTGAGGATGCGGATTTCGCGCCCAATGAACTGGGCGATCCAGATGGCCACGGCGTCCGCGCGCGCGCCAGTGCCGCCGATGTCGAAGAAGGCGCGGTAGGACATGAGAGGGTCCGGCGCCACGCGGCCGATGCGCCCTTCCATCTTCGCCTGGTTGAGCGCGGCGGCGTAGTAGGCGCCCTCGAGCACGGTCGCATAGCCACCGTCCCAGATGTGGTCGTACTGCTCGGGCTTGATGCGCAGGCAGTCCAGGCGTTCCTGCTCGAGCGCCGCGGGGAACTTCGGGTTGTCGTGCCAGTTCGCGCGCACGACGATCGAGCCGGTTGGGAGCTCCGTGCCTCGGAACATGGCGTCGACAGCGTCGGTGCTGCGCCGCGGGTTCCAGCTGAACCACATTTCGGACCCGTCCGCGCGAATCGTCGGCTGCAGCATGCTCACAGAACCCCGCGTGGCGGTCTGCGCCTCCTCCCACCATGCGCGCTTGAAGCCTTCCAGCGACTTCACGCTCTCCTTCGTGTAGTCCTGCATCCCCTTGAAGATGAGCACGCCGTCGCCCGGGGTCTGGATCACGTCCTTGAAGACCCTGAATCCGTCCACCTGGCCTAGACGGTAGTGGTCCAGCTTCATCTCGATCAAGGCCTTGGAGGACTGAAGCAAGTCCTTTTGCACCTGACGGATGCAAACCCCGCGCATGCCTACGCCGGCCGACTCGCCCGGCTCCGCGAGACTGTCCCCGATCATCCTCTCGGCGAAAAAGTGACTCTTGCCTGACCCGCGGCCGCCCCAGATGCCCTTGTAGCGCGACGGGGTGAGCAGCGGGGCGAATACCCGCGCAGTCTCAAACGTCAGTTCGGCCGGCATCGGGCGCCACAGGCTTGGGTGCTGGGTCAATGATGACGTATTTGATCTTCTCGACCTTCACGGTGCCTGAGTGCGAGTGGTCGATCTTCTGGCCGTACAGCATCGGCGCCCACTTCTCAAGCAATCGCATCCGGGTGTCGATGCGCAGCTGTGATCGACGTACGTGCTCGGAGTCGAACTGGGGGCCGCGGTTGGTGTCGATGTAGTCGTTGGTCGCATCGTCGGCAATCTCGAGGCACTCGTCGGCGAGGTAGTGGTAGCCCACCGTGCGAGCCATCATCGCTTTCTCGGCGTAGTCCTTGCGCGTGCGCTCCCAACGCCTGGCCGTCGAATACGATGGCATACCCGGCTTTGCGCAGATCATTTTCATCGAGATACCCTCGGACAGGTACTCGAAGATCGTTTCTGCAAGCAGCTCGGAGTATTCGACTGGGAGTTTCGGGTCCATTGACGGAAAAAAGCCCGCGCAGTGGCGGGCGGAAAGTGCGCCGGGCAACTGTCGCTGCGCCGGATTCTATCTGGGGAGCTAGGGCGCGATGGCCATCTCAACCCCGAACGGGGTTTCCAGCATGAAGAACCGAGTTCCGACAGACCAGTTCCCGCCCCAAGCGGCTTGCATGAGACGAGCTACCGCCGGATCGCGCACTACTCGCGGTTGTACGCTGGAGGGCATGAGCGCAACCGCGTCGGCCTTGGCAATCGCCGTCAGCCGCGGAGTCTGGATGGTCACTTGTTGCCTTCGCCTCCAGTTGGAAACATCTTCGGCGGCGGGGAATAGGGCCCCGGGCTGTAGGGCGCCTGCTTTGGGGCTGGCCCCTTTTTTTTCGTAGGTTTGACCTTCGTTCTGCCCATGTCGGTATCTCCTTCGGGTGGCGAGCCTGGTTCCGCCGGCTCGTAAGGCGGTTCGTCGAGTTCATAGGCCTCGAGGGCGTGCTCAATCAGCGTACTGGAGGGCTGGATGTAGTGCAGTTTGTTCGCGATGTGCCAGCACCTAGCGAGGATCTGGCCGCGCGGATTGTCCTTGAGAATTTCGTACAGCGCGCGCATGTTGGCGACAAGCTCGTGGGAGGCCGACCATTGCGGCGCCACGTGGGCTTTTGGTCGTTGGCGCTCGCCGATGGCGGTCATGCTTCGTCGTCCTTGGTTGCGGAGGCCGGACTTGAACCGGCAACCTCATGGGTATGAGCCATGCGCTCCACCGTTGAGCTACTCCGCGGGCGTTGACTGTAGCGGATTCTCCACATTTTGAGCACAGTTTCGCGCAGTTTGTCGGTGTGCTTGACCCCGCGGCGCGCCTCGAGCTCGTCGAGCCAGTTGCGGCGATCGTCCGGGCTGCCTGGCAGGTCGAGGATCGCGCGCGCTTCGCACTCGTGGCGCCAGTCCTCGGAGTCCGATGGCACGTCGCGGCCGTCGAGCAGCGTTGGCACGGGTTAGGGCCTGTCGCCGGTCTGGACGAGGTCTTGCTCTGGTTCTTCGCCGCTGCGCAGGAGGTTCGCGATCTCATCGTAGGCCCTGGCGGCGCCCATGTGGTGCGCACCGGACGGGTCACGTAGCCCGATCTGCCGTAGCGTATTCGCATCGCGCTCCAGGCGCAGGGCCCAGCGGTAGAGCATGACCTTGATGTCCGCATCATCCTCGACAGCCATCGCGTTGACGCCCATCGCATCCACGCCGTGCTCTGGGCAGAATGGATTGGTCAGGGTGCGCTTGCCAGTCGCGTCGTAGGAGCATTGTTTGCAGGTCATGGGTTCACCTTTCGGGGTTTGGCGCTGCACTTCTGGCACACCCAGAGCTTCGCGCCGCGGATCAGTTGGAGGGTTCCACCCCTTTGGACCGTGACGCGCTGGTGGCACAGGTTGCATAGGCGTTGCATGTTCAAGCCGAGTGGGCCGCGTTTCATGGGAATGGAGGGAGTTCTTCGACGACTATCTCGGCTCGAGGGTTTTCCGCGTCGATGTAGTGGAACACGTGCTTCTCGCGCACCTGGCGATCGTTGCGGTAGACGCCGGACTGCATGAGGTAGCGCGGGTTTGTCCTGCTGAATTGATCCTGCAGCACGTCGAGCACGATCGATTCGTCAAGGTCGGGGCGCTGGGTTCGGTAGTACAGGTGAAGGGTCACGCACACCGGGCCCTCGAGGCGCAGGCGTGCCTTCGGCGGTATTTGTTGGCGTGCGTCGCCTTCGTAGTCGAGTGCCTTGCGCGACTTGATGCTGGCGGGCCGATCGTGGATGGTCACCAGGCGGCGGCTGTTGGCCTTCGAGGCCGGTTCACCGAGGATTGTCAGGCAGACAGCCATCGCGACGGTACCCCGCTGGTGCAAGCGATTCGCGCTGGTTGTATTCGACGCGACGAATGCTCCACGATACCGGCTTATCGCTCGCGTTGATCGAAATTGCGACCCCGCGCATGTGGCAGAGGATTTGAGCGATCGCGTCTGACAGCGCGATGGTGCTATCGCAGTCAGAGCACACTGTGAAAGTCATCTTGATGGTGTGTTGGCCTGGGCAGGTTTTGCATGCGGTCGGTTCAGTCGTCATGGACTACTCCATCTTTTAGGTAGGCTGGCACGTATTGAGTGCGGTTCGTCAGGAATAGCGGGCACGAATCGCGGATCAGGAACCGCGAAGCGTCGATGACCATGATCTTGCGGTGGTATGGGTGGTTTGGAATCCCCGGATTGAATCGTCCGCAGGATTCACACTCGAGGAGTAGGTTCGAAGGGGCGCATTGGACCGTCCCGCCGAATGGGTTGAGTTGGCTCACGCGTCCTCCTTGTCGCCCTGAAAGCTCGGCTCTCCGCGTTTCTGCTGTAGCGCCGCCAGCGTTTGCGCCTCGAGCTCGCTCGGCGGCTTCGGTTCCGGCTTTTCCGGCGGGAATCCCAGTCGGGCCCGGCGCCTGGCGCGCGCCTCGGGTGTCTCGGGCGGGAGAGGGCCCAGGCTTGCCGCTGGTGCCGGTGGCGCAGCTGGTGGCGCAATGGATGCCGCTTGCTGCCCGATTGCCGCGGCGTCGCGCCGCTTGCCCAGCACGGCGGCCTGGACCCATCCCCAATTGCCACGGCCCGATCTTGCGCCCTGCTGGGCCACGCCAATCAACTCCGCAGGGCCAATGCCTCGGTCGACCAGCATGCGCAGCACCGGGTCGGCGTAGGTCAGGCCCGTGATCCCGATTGCCACGAGGCTCGCGTAGACGTCGGCGCAAATCTCGGCGTTTTGGTCTTTGGGGTTCGGATTCGAATTGAGCGAGCGCGCTGAATTCGGTTCAGTTGGCACAGGCGTTGCTATTCGTGTGCGCGCAGGGGTAGTTGGCTCGCTCTCTGCTTCTGCATCTGTCTCTGCTTC